ATGTCGAAAAAAGCACTTACCCCGGCCCAGGTTCGCGAGCGTCTGCGGAGAAACGGACAGACGCTCACTCAGTGGGCGGCCGAACGCGGCTATGACCGCAAGGCGGTCTACCGCGTCATGGCGGGTCAGGACAAAGGCCACTATGGCCGCTCCCACGAAATCGCTGTCGCGCTCGGCCTCAAGGTGCCCGATGTGGAGCCTAGCACCGCCGACTCGGCAGGCAATACGCGCGTGGCGCGGGCGGCGTAGATATGAGCCGGCGCGACATCGCAACGGGCGACCTGTTCGCCGTGCCGACGCCCGCGGCGCCGTTGCCGGGGTCGATGGACTTTCGCGCGACGCTGAGCCACCTCACCAGCGAAATGCTTCGCGCCGCCGGAGTCGATCGCCACGAGATCGCCGCGACGTGCAGCCGACTCACCGGCAAGGACGTCAGCAAATACATGCTCGACGGCTACACAGCTGAAAGCCGAGAAGAGTTCAACCTGCCGCTGTGGCTTGTACCGGCGCTGGAAACAGCATGCCGGTCTCACGACCTCGCCAACTGGCTCGCCGGTGTGCGCGGTGGCCGGTTGCTGATCGGTCGCGAAGCGCTCGCTGCGGAACTCGGCCGCATCACCCGGCAGCGGCAGGAACTGGCCGACCAGGAGCGCGCGCTTAAGGATCAGATGCGGAGGTCGCGATGAGCGCGCGCCGCGTCTCCGCCGAGCGACTGTTCGGCTTTGCGATGTTCGTCGCATCACGACGCTCGCCGATCCATGTGCGGGAAGTAGCGCGAGAGACCGGCTACTCGCTATCCAACACCTATCGCCTTCTTAACCACCTACAGCAGCACGTCGCATTCGACATTCGCGACGGCTTCGTCACGGTGCGTCGCCCAGTCGCCGCGAAGGAGCTTGCTCATGGCTGACGGCGCGACGCTTCATGCACCGCAGTGGTACGGCGCAAGGCAAATTGCCGATACCGTCGGCGTGACAAAACGAGCCATCGAGCAGCGCGCTGTTCGCGAAGGTTGGCAGTCACGCCCCCGAGCTGGCCGCGGCGGCGGCAGCGAATACGCGCTTGCCAGCCTTCCCGCTACGACGCAGGCGGCTTTGCTGCTGCGCCACCAGCCGCCGGTCGTAGCAAGCGCTCCGCAACGTCGTGGTGCGCAACGCCTGACCGACGAGCAGCGCCAATCTGCGTGGTCGCGCTATGAGCGCCTGCCCGACAACCTCAAGGCGACGGCGCAGCGGCGTTTACGCGCGCTGAACTCCGTCGAAGCCCTCCTGTTGCTCGGCCAACCGCTGATGGCCGCGCGCGCCGCCGTGGCGGCTGAGCTGCAGCGCGAGGGTCTGCGCGGCGCCAGCTCGCCGAGCATCGCGCGGTGGCAGGCCGACGTCGCTGGCGCATCGCGCAACGACTGGTTGGCTTTGCTGGCGCCGGCCTACGTCGGCCGCATCGTCACAGCCAGCATCGAGCCCGAGGCATGGGAGCTGTTCAAGGCCGACTACCTGCGCCTGGAACAGCCGTCGGCGACGAGCTGCTACGACCGCCTGCGTCGTATCGCGGCGCAGCGCGGTTGGACGCTGCCTGCGCTGCGGACGTTCGTGCGCCGTCTGGAACGCGAGATTGCGCGCCCGGTGCTGGTGCTCGCCCGCGAAGGCGAAGAAGCGCTAATGCGCCTCTATCCGGCGCAGGAGCGCGACCGCAGTCATTTCGCGGCGGTGGAAGGCGTTAACGCCGACGGTCACCGCTTCGACGTGTTCGTGCGCTTCCCGGACGGTGAAATCGGTCGGCCTTGCCTGATCGGCTGGCAGGACTTGAGCAGCGGCAAGCTGCTCGGCTACCGGCTGTGCGATCACGAGTCGAGCGACGCGGTGCGCCTGTCGCTGTGCGACGTCGTCACGACGTACGGCATCCCGGCGCACGCATGGCTCGACAACGGCCGCGCGTTCGCCGCGAAGTGGATGACCGGCGGCACGCCGAACCGCTACCGCTTCAAGGTCCGCGAGGAAGACCCGGTCGGCATCATGGTGGGCCTTGGCATCCAGGTGCACTGGGTCACGCCGTACCACGGCCAGGCCAAGCCCATCGAACGCGCCTGGCGCGACCTGTGCGACCGCATCGCGAAGCATCCGACCTGCGCAGGCGCTTACACCGGCAACAACCCCACGGCGAAGCCAGAGAACTACGGCAGCACCGCAGTCGCGTGGGACACCTTCGAGGCCCTCGTCGCCGACGAGATTGCGCAGCACAACGCGCGGCTCGGTCGTCGCGGCGGATCGTGCGCTGGCCGATCTTTCGATCAGGTGTTCGCCGAAGGGTACGCGCGTGCCACGGTGCGCAAGGCCAGCGCGGAGCAGCTTCGTACGCTGCTGCTCGCCGCCGAGGCGGTGACCGCGAACGCCGAAAACGGCAGCGTGCACCTGGCCGGCAATCGCTACTGGTGCGAGGCGCTATCTCCCTACGCCGGGCAGAAGGTCGTTCTGCGCTTCGACCCGCGTAGCCTGCATACCAGCGTCAGCGTCTACGCGCTCGACGGTCGCTTCATCGCCGAAGCCGAGTGCATCGCCGCCGTCGGCTTCGCCGACACGAACGCGGCGCGTGAACACGCGCGAGAAACGAAACGTTTCCGGCGCGCCACGAAGGACGCGTTGAAGGCCGAGCGTCGCATGGCAGCCGCACAGGTTGTCGCGCAGTTGCCGGCGACGCCGCCGGCCGAGCTTCCGCCTGCCGCCGCTATCGCGCCGATCTTCGGCAAGCACGGCGCGAAGCCGGCGCCGCCTATCGAGCGCGAGCTGGCGCGCACCGGGACCGACGACGGCAAAGAACACGACTTGAACGAATTCCTGAAACGCATTCAGGACAAGCGGCTGCGCGAGCAGCTTTGACAGTGCCCTGGCGCCGCGCCAACGGCGCCAGGGCGGGTGACTGACCACGCGAAATGACCAATCAAGGATCACTGTACATGAGCACGACCAACGTAGCCTATTTGCAAGCCGGCACCGACGACGGCGCCCCCGACGTGCGCGGCCAACTGCGCGCGCTGATGGATTCCGATCGCCGGCTGTCGCAGGCGCGGATCGCGAAAGAAGCCGGTATCTCGTCCACCGCGATCAGCCAGTGGCTGAGCGGCACGTACGGCGGCGACAACGCCGCCGTCGAGGCGAAGATTCTGCGCTGGATCGACACCACGCACGCGCAGCGCGCCGTGCAGGAACGCCTTCCGTCCGCACCGGACTATGTCGAGACGCCGACGGCCGAGCGTGTCATCGGTGCACTGCGCTACGCGCAGGTCGCAGGCGACATCGCCGTCGTCTACGGCGGCGCGGGCCTCGGCAAAACGACGGGCATTCGCCAGTACAGCAAGTCGGCGCCGAATGTGTGGGTAGCGACGATGACGCCCGCATCGGCAAGCGTCGTGACGGCGCTCGAAGAAATCGCGGATGCGGTCGGCGCCGGTAACGTCGGCGGCGGTGCGGCGCGGCTGCACAAGGCGATCTGCAAGCGCGTGGTCGACACGAACGGCCTGCTCGTCGTCGACGAGGCGCAGCACCTGTCCGTGCAGGCGCTCGACCAGATTCGCGGCATCCACGACGCCACCGGCATCGGCATCGCGCTCGTCGGCAACGAACAGGTATACGCGCGCATGACCGGCGGCAATCGTGCCGCATTCCTCGACCGCCTGTTCTCGCGCATCGGCAAGAAGGTACGCCTGGTGCGCTCCACGCAGGCCGACATTCAGGCCGTGCTGCGCGCGTGGGCGATCGACGACAGCGCGTGCGCCACGCAGCTCATGGAAATCGCATCAAAGCCCGGTGGTCTGCGCGGACTGACGAAGGTGCTACGCCTGGGCTCGATGTACGCGTCGGCCGCGAACCGCGCGCTGTGCTGCGACGACGTGCGCGCCGCGTGGCGCGAACTCGGCGGCGTGGAGTAGCTAACGGAGCGCACGCCATGACGACGATCGACGATTGCCTCGAAGCCTCACGTCTCCTCGCGGTTGCCAAGGCCAAAGACAGCATCCGAGAGAAGCAGAAAGAGGCGCGCTACTTCGAGCTGCTCGCGAAGGCGAGCGAGCTGCGCGCGCAAGCGTATGAGGCTGAAGCGGCGGCGCTCGGGACTATGCCGAACTATGCGCGCGCCACTACGAACGGGAAGGACGCTTCGCAGTACAGAGGCATGGCAGTCAGCGCTCGCGAGAACGCGCAGGCGTACGCGAAATTAGGCGCAACGGCTCGCGTCGAGCTGCGATGCCTTCGACGAACAGGCTATCCGTGGTGAAGCGCCGTCGTCACCACGAATACCTCGCACGTCTCATGCGATTCGTCGTCTGGATGCTGATTTGGGAAGCGCAACACAAGACGCCGCCGCGCGCGCGCGACATCGCTGACGCGCACGGCGTGCACATGAACACGGCCACCTCCTGGCGACGTCACTGGTACGACGCACGCCGCTTGATGCATCAGCTTAGGGGAATTAAACAAGTGGATACTGTTACTTTTCGCCTCGACCCGGATCGCCTCTCCGCCGCAGGCAAGCAAATCCTGCAGACGATGACTGCAATCCAGAACGAACAGGGCTACCCGTCCGCTGAAGTGGTCGGTATCGCGCTCTACGTTGTCGGCTCAGCGCTTGCGCAAATCGGCGCGGTCATTCCGGCGGACGGCCTCATCGACAAGCATCTCGGTGCGCTGCTCGAAGGTTACCGCGACAGCTTCAAGACCCTCTCCAGGCAGAACGCGAACTAAGCAGGAGACACGCATGAACGCAACTTTTCCCGCGCAGGTAACCAGCATCAGCAACATCGCGAACGATCGCATGCGTCGCGCGATGAACCTTGCCCTGGCCGAAATCTTTCGTCTCGAAGGCCGCGCGACCGTCGTCGCCGTCGAAGTCGTCAGCGAGCGTCCCGTGCTGACCATCGACCAGCCCATCGCGCTGCCGGGCGCGCACTACATCACCCGGTCCATCGATGGCCGCCGCTCGACGGTGTGGGTCGCGCAGGACGGCGGCTGCCAGATCGAGTGCGACTCGCCGCAGCCGCTGCCTGCCGTGGCGGGGCGGCGCTGATGGAAGACGAAGACGAACTGTCACCGTGGATCGGCGAGCTGTATCGCGACGTGCTCGCCGATCTTCGCCGAATCCCGCACGAAACCGACACATCCAAGGATGCATCGCATGAGCACTGAAACCACACCGGCCGGCTACCGCACGGATGCGCGCGGCCGGCTCATTCCTGAAGGCCAGATCAAATCGATCGACCGTGCGCGCGACGACCTGGTGTACGAACTGGTCGCCGCCGCGCGCGACGTCAGTGACACGCTCGCGACGTTCAAACGCAAGGCGTTCGACGACATCGCCGCGTTCGTCGAGATGAGCGCCAACGAATACGGCGTTCGCCTCGGCGGCAACAAGGGCAACGTCTCGCTGCTGTCGTTCGACGGCCGCTATCGCGTGCAGCGCGCGATGGCCGAATCGATCGTGTTCGACGAGCGTTTGCAGGCGGCAAAATCCCTCATCGACGAATGCCTTCGCGACTGGACGGAAGGCGCACGCAGCGAGCTGCGCACGCTGATCGGTGACGCCTTCCGCGTCGATCAGGCAGGCAACATCCGCACCGGCAGCGTGCTGGCGCTGCGTCGCCTCGACATCAATGACGAGCGCTGGCTGCGCGCCATGCAGGCGATCGGCGACGCCGTGCAGGTTGTCGGCTCGAAAGCGTACGTGCGCGTGTACGAGCGCGACGCGAACGGCCAGTACCAGCCGATCGGCCTCGACATCACGGCGGTCTGACATGGACAAGACCACCGACAACACTGCCGAACGGGAACGGATTCTTCGCAAGGTCCGCGCGTGTTTGCGCCTCGCCGCGTCGCCGAATCACGCCGAGGCCGCAGCGGCGTTGCGCCAGGCACGCAAGCTGATGGACGAGCACGGCCTGAGCGAGGCCGATGCGCTCGCGAGCGACGTTCGCCATGCGGACGCGACGACGCGACAGCGCGGCGCCAAGCCGCCGTCGTCGTTGATCGACCTCGTGCACCTGGTCGCGGCGACGTTTCGATGCCAGCCGATCCTTCGGTCGGATGGCGGCAAGACCACCATCCGCTTCTTCGGCGTCGACGCCGACGCCGAGGTCGCCGCCTACGCGTTCGTGGTCCTGCGCCGGCAGCTCGAAAAGGACAAGGCACACCATACGCGTCGCGTGCGCAAGCGCGTCGTCAAAGAGCAGCGCGGCGAGGCGTTTGCACGCGGCTGGGTCGCGGCCGTCGACGCCCAGCAGCCACCGAGCATCGGCGACGAATCGCGACAGGCGCGGATCGAGGCGGCGATCGCTGCGCGCCACGGCAAGCTCCAGACGACGGCCGGTCGCGAAATCGGCGCGAACACGCGCACGGCGAACAGCGACGCCGTCGCCGGCTGGCTCGCCGGTAAGCGCGCGCGCGTCAATCCGGGCGTCGGCACCAGCGGGCCGCGGTTGCTCGAAGGCGGTGCAGGATGACCGCACGGAATTCCGCCACGGCCGACCAGCGCAGGCGCGACCTTGCGGCGATCCACGTCGCGCGGCAACAGCTCGCGATGGACGACGATGCCTATCGCGCGTTGCTCGTCCGCGTGTCGGCGACGTGCGGCACGAGCTGCCGCAGCAGCGCCGATCTGACGGCACGACAGCGTGCCGCCGTCCTCGACGAAATGCGACGGCTCGGCGCGCAACGGCCGGCGAAGGATGGCGTGCGTGCGGGCGTCTATCCCGGCAAGCCGCACAACGCCGACGGCGCGCGCGCCGAGCAGATCGCGAAGATCGAAGCGCAGCTCGCGGACATAAAGGTGTCGTGGTCGTACGCGAACGCGATTGCGAAGCGCATGTTCGGCATCGCGCGCATCGCGTGGCTACGCAAGCAGGAGCAGCTCGCCGCGATCATTGCCGCGCTGCACGTCGAGCAGGAGAAGCGTCAGCTCAACGACGCAATCGACGCTCTGTTGCGCACGCTCGCGTGGGAGCCGGAGCGCGTGGTCAACCTGCTCGGGCCGCTGCGCCCGAACTGGCGTCGGCACCGCGCGTCGTTGAAATTAGTCCGCGATTTTCTCGTCGCGCAGGTCGACCTGCGCGACACCCAGGCAGCAGGAGGGTCGTGATGCACGAGTTCGATATCGAAGAGCGAAAATCCGCGTTTCAGGACGTTTGGCGGCGAAAGTTCGTCGACGACGTCTCGCGCATGCCGCCGAACCTGCAAGGAATGATTCACGAGCTGGTCAAGCGCGCGTTCAACGCTGGCACAAACTGGGAACGTCGCAAGAGCGAACCTATGCAACTCGGTGGTTGTGACTAGCATGGGGGAGCGACCGCTGAAGTTACGACTTCTTCTTCTTTTCGTCTGCAAGAACGACACGCAGAAATCGCGTGAACTTACGTGGAAGTTGGGAATTTGCGTCTTTGAGAGCGGCGTGTGTTTTTATGAAATTCTCATTTGTAAACTCGGCAATTCGCTCGCAGCCAGTTCGCTGCGCAGGCATTTGAGCTTCAAGTTCGCGATGGTAGGCCATTAGACGCCCCAGCACGTCCGTCTCTAGATACACATGCATCTCCTCGCCAAACAACCACCTGACGTCCTTTATCGCATTACGAAACTCCGACTCCAGCGTTGGATTGGTGAAGTCGTGCTCGATCGTCGAATTTACGATCGCTCGCACCTCGTCGTACACGTCCACACGCCGCTCGAACAAATCGTATCTGAGCTTGCACTTGGCGAGTTCGGCCTGTCTCTTGGAGACCAACGCTTGGCGCTTTGCAACCTGAAGATTCAACCATGCCATCCAGGTGACCGCCAAGAGCGACAACAGTGCGATGCCGGCAGAAACTACCGGAGCCCAATCTTTCAAATCGGTAATTGTCATGATCTCTCCCCTTAGTCGGTTCAATCTACACCGTTAAACAATGCAGATCACCTGTCCACATTGCGACTTAGAGTTTCCGATCAGCTCCGGATTCGCTGACGGCGAAGGCAAGCGTCTCGCCGCCTTGTTCGTCGAGTTCGAGCCTAAGCTGGGTCGGGCGACATTGGCATATCTTCGGCTGTTTAAGCCTCCCAAAGCGACCCTTCGCACGTCTCGTGCCGTGAAACTGGTTCAGGCGCTGTGGGAACTTGTGTGTGCAGGTTCGGTGTGCAAAGACGAGCGCTCCGGCCTGCTTCGGCCGGCGTCGCAAGCGTTGTGGGCTGACGGCATAGATCAGATGCTCCAGGCCAGCGCCGCGCTGTCGCTGCCGCTGGAGAACCACGACCACCTGCGCGCCGTCGTGTACGGCCTCGCGGACGCGGCCGACGCGAAACGCGAGCGAGCACGTGAAGTAGACGCGCGAGCGGTACGCCAGCGCCCCGTGGGCGTGAGCCCTGCCGGACCGCCGGAAGATCGATTGCAGAACGAACTCGCGTGGCTGCGTCAGCAGGTCGGCTACGGCGCGATGGACGAGGCCGAGTACGAACGGCGCGCCGCTGAGGCGCGCGAGAAATTCGGAGGAACCGCATGAACGAGCAAGCCGAAATGCCGCTCGGTGAAGTCGGTTTGAGCGGTGCACTCGCCGCCGGCCTTGAGCCGCCCGCGGAAAAGTGGGCGCGTACGCTCGCCGAAATGGTCGACGTGCTCGCTGCCGACCGGCGTCGCCGCGGCGAGGACGAGGACGTGGCACTCGCCGATGCGCAGCATACGGTGCTTGTCCTGGCCGAATATCAGGGTGGGCGCCAGTACTACTTGCCGCGCGGCGCCGCGCTTCGGAACGCGCTGCGCGATCGCGTGATCTACCACCAGGCCAAGCGCGGCAACATCGACACGCTCGCGGAGCGGTACGGCATCACGACGCGGCGCGTCGAGCAGATCGTCGCCGAGCAGCATGCCATCCAAGTGCGCAGCCGGCAGGGACAGTTGTTCGCCGGCTAGGCCATTGTGATCGTTCATCCGGCTGTGTCAGCATGCCGGCGATGAAGCCCGCCTCGCGCGGGCTTTTTTGTGCCTCAACGAAACCCTTCGGCCCCGACCTTGGGATGCCCGTCGCTAACGTGAGCGAGTGCCGATTTTGTCGGCACGCTCGCGCCGCGCAGCGCACCCCCTGTTCTGCGCGGCGCCTCATTTCACGAGGGCGTCGGTCATGCAGGAAAAAGTTGTTGGCATTCTGGACCTCGGCGAGCCCGTCACGTGGCCGGCCAAGTTTCGCGATCGGCTGCGCGGCGTTGCGCTCCTGGGCGTATTCACGATCGCATTGCTGGTGACGCTGCTCATTGCGCCGCCCGCGGTAGGCGAAATCAAAATCGGCGCTACGGCATGGGGGCTGGCACGCCTCGGCATGGGCGGCTTCGTCGGCTACTGGATCGACCGGCTGCTGTTCCCCTATGCGCGTCCGCATACCCTCGACGGCAACATGGCGGTGTGGTCGTGGATTCGGCGGGCGATCATCGTCGCCGCGTGCATCCTCGCCGTCGGGATGATCGCCTGATGCGCGTATTGCTCGTCGCTTTCCTCGCACTCTGCGCGTCACTCGCATCGCTCGCGCCGTTCGCCGCGGAGCGCGCCGCCCAGGCGGTGGACGCCGCTGCGACAACGCGTGCTGTCGTGCGGGTGCCGCAGACGTCGGCGCTGTATCGCCTGCGCGTCGAGCGTGCCGCGGCCGAGTTCTTCGGCCTTGCCGGGCCGCTCGTCGCCGCGCGCCTCGGTTCGCAGTTGCACGCGGAGAGCGCGTGGAACCCGAGCGCGCATAGTCCCGCCAACGCGCAAGGGCTGGGGCAGTTCGTGCCCGAGACGGCCGAATGGTTGCCGCAGGTTTGTCCGACGATCGGTGTTGCCGATCCGTGGAATCCGAACTGGGCGATCCGTGCCGCGAGCTGCTACGACGCGTACCTGTTCGTGGCTGTCGACGGCGCCACGTTATGCGAACGGTGGGCCTTCGTTTTCTCGGCCTACAACGGCGGTTTGACGTGGGTTCGGCGCGACAAAAAGCGGGCGTCGAGTCTGGGGCTCGATCCAGCTCGCTGGTTCGGTCACGTCGAGACCACCTCTGCGCGCGCTGATTGGGCGCGCGCGGAGAATCGCGCCTACGTGCGGAAGATCCTGCTCGACTTCGAACCGGCATACATCGCAGCCGGCTGGTCAGGCCAGGCGGTATGCCCGTGAGCGCGCGCGTGATCAAGATCGCGATCGCCGCGCTGCTCGCCGCGATCAGCGCATTCCTCGGCTACGACTACGGGCAGGGACGCAACGCCGACGCGCTCCGCGTCGCGCAGTCCGATCTCGCCGTTTGCAAGAGCGCGGCAAACGCCAATGAAAGCGCCGTCGCAGACGTCGCGCGCCGGCTCAAGGAACTGCGCGAGCGGCATGAGCAGATGAAGCGCGACGGCGAGGCGGCGATCGCCGCGCGCGACGCGGAAAACCAAACCCTGCAGGACGAAGCGGAAGCGCTTCGTTCTGCCATTCGGGAAACCGTTCATGTCGATACGAACTGCGCTGATCTGGCCGTGCGTCCTGTGTGCGCTGCTGTCGAACGCCGGCTGTGGCCTGCTCCCGCCGCGGCCGACAATCATCACGCGCCCAGTGACCGTTGAAGTACCCGTGCCGGTGTATCGGCCGCTGCCGACGGCGCTGACGGCGCCGCTGCCGTTGCCGCCGCCACCGCCGCGGCTGTGCCGTCGCGCCGACACGACGGCCGCCGTGTGCGAGCTGGACGCGCTGCTGCAAATCCCCGTGCTCGAAGCGGTCATCAAGCTCGCCAATCGGGACCGCGCACGTGCGGCACTGCTCGGAGCCAACGATGGCCAGCAGTAAGCGCGATGCGTTGGCGGCGCTCGCCGAGCGCTGGACGAATGAAGCGTTCGGCTACGAGTCGGCCCTTCGGCATCGCCCAAACGAGTACTCGCCGAAGGAGCGCGGCTTGTTGGAGATGCATGCACGCGTCAAGCACGCCTGCGCAGCCGAACTGAAAGCCGAGCTGGCGCGCATACGGCGCGACTAGCGCGCACGAAAAAAGAGAGCGTTGGAGTGACCGATGAAATCGACCGCGCGCAGGAGCGCGAACAGCTCGACCGCGACTTGGCCTTGCGCGCCGCGCAACAGCGCATCGCCAAGGCACACACGCCGCGTGCCGCGGCCGTGGCAGCGACGTGCGTCGACTGCCACGAAGCGATCGAGCCCGAACGGCTGCGCGTCTTGCGGGGCACCTGCCGCTGCGCCGAATGCGCGCACGTCTTCGAGGCGCGCATGAAGAGGCAGGCATGGAAATCGTAGTCAGCGTCGATCGCCTGTTGCAGCTCGGCGCGTTCGCCGTTCTTGCGTGGCTCCTGTTGCAGCGGCGCGGCGACAAGGCGGCCGAGACGATGCGCGAACAACTGGCAGCCGCCGACAAACGCATCAGCGTGCTGGAAACGACGGTGGAGCACATGCCGACGCACGGCGATATGCAGTCGATCCAGCGCGAGCTGCGCGACCTCAACGCACGCGTATCGGGTCTCGACGAACGCAGTGAGAACCTGCTCGACATGGTTCGTACCGTGCAGCAGCACTTGTTGGAGCAGAGCGAATGAATTTTGCCGAACGGCTCAAAGCGGACCAGCGCCTGGTGATCCTGCGCCTTCTCTCGGAAATGCCGGGCTATCAGGCCAACAGCACGGTGCTGTCGGTCGGCCTCGATCACCTCGGACACGCGGTCAGCCGCGACCAGGTGAAGACGCACCTGCACTGGCTCGCCGAGCAGTCGTTGCTGGCGATCGACGAAGCCGTGCCGGGCGTGCTCGTCGCGCGCTTGAACGAGCGTGGACACGACGTCGCGCGCGGTCGCGCGACGGTGCCGGGCGTGTCGCGCCCCGGCGCGTAGGAGGCCGCATGGACAACCAGCATCGCAGGATCGCGGGCGAACGCGAATTGGACCAAGACGAAATCGATCTGGTCAACCTCATCACCGAGAACGGCGACCAGCTCGGCGCGGCGATCGCCGCGATCGAGGCGTTGCCGCAGACCGACAAGCGCGCGGCGGTCGTCGCGAAGACGCACCTGCAAACCGGTCTGATGTGGCTGCGCCGTTCGATCGCGCGGCCGGAGTCGTTCTGATGGCCCGTCGTTCGAGGTCGAGCATCACGAAGCTGCCGACCGAAGCGCGCAGCTACATCGAAAAGCTTCTGCGCGAGGATCGCCTGTCGCTCGACGAGATGATCGACGACATCCGCCGGAAGTTCCCGACGTCGACGCCGAGCCGCAGCACGTTGCACCGCTACCAGGCCAGCATCGACGAGGTCATCGGCCGCACCCGCGACATCGACGCGGCGTCGCGCGCGCTCGTCAGCGAGCTGGGCGAGAACCCCGACGACAAGGCCGGCGCGCTGCTCGTGCACGCGGTCACGACGCTGGCCGTTCATGCTGCGATGAACGCGCAGCAGAACAGCGAGCTGTCGATCGCCGACGTGCGCAAGTTCGCCGCGGCGGCCAAGGACACCATCGCTGCGCGCTCGATGTCGTTGCGCGAGCGGCAGGCGATCCGCGAGGAAGCGGCGAAACAGGCCGGCGACGCCGCGCGCGACGCCGGACTGTCCGAAGACACCGTCGAGAAGATTCGCGCGCGGGTGCTCAAAGGGGCCGCGTAGTGGGAAACGCGCGCATCATCCCGGAGAACCGCGATGGGCTGTTTCTCGGCTACCAGATGCGGTGGGTGGAGGATCAGAGCCGCCTCAAGCTCATGGAGAAAGGCCGCCAGATCGGCCTGTCGTGGAGCACGGCCTACGCCGCGGTGGAGCGCACTGCGCGCAAGGACGCGCGGCACGACCAGTGGGTCAGCAGTCGCGACGACTTGCAGGCACGCCTGTTCGTCGAGGACTGCAAGATGTGGTCGGGCGTGCTCGACCTCGCCGCGCGCGACCTCGGCGAAATCGTCGTCGACGCGACGAAGAAGCAAACGGCGTACTCGCTTCAGTTCGCCACCAAGCGCCGCATCCACAGCATGTCGAGCAATCCGGACGCGCAAGCCGGCAAGCGCGGTGGCCGCGTGCTCGACGAGTTCGCGCTCCATCCTGACGCGCGTCTGCTCTGGTCGATCGCGTATCCGGGCATCACCTGGGGCGGCTCGCTCGAAGTCATCAGCACGCATCGCGGTTCGCACAATTTTTTCAACCAGCTCGTGCGCGAGGTGCGCGAAGGCGGCAACCCGAAGAAGATCAGCCTGCACCGCGTCACGCTCGAAGACGCGTTGAACGATGGGTTCCTCTACAAGCTGCAACAGGCGTTGCCCGACGACGACGAACGGCAGGAGATGGACGAGGCGGCGTACTTCGCCTCGGTGCGCGCTGGCTGCGCCGACGAGGAATCGTTCCTGCAGGAGTACATGTGCCAGCCGGCCGACGACGACGTCGCGTTCCTCGAATACGACCTCATTGCCGCGTGCGAGTACGCCCAGGGCTTCGACTGGCAAACGATCGAAGGCCGAAACCTGTATGCCGGCATCGACATCGGCCGCAAGCGCGACCTGACCGTGCTGTGGGTGTTCGAGCTGCTCGGCGACGTGCTGTACACCCGGCACGTCGAATGCCTGGAACGCATGTCGAAGCCGGACCAGGAGGCGATCCTCTGGCCGTGGATCGAACGTTGCCGCCGAACCTGCATCGACGCGACCGGCCTCGGTATTGGCTGGGTCGACGACGCACAGAAACGTTTCGGTGTAGAGCGCGTCGAAGGCGTGACGTTTACGTCGCGTGTGAAGGAGGCACTCGCGTATCCGGTGCGCGGTCGCATGCAGGATCGCAAGGTGCGCATTCCCTACGACCCGAAGATTCGCGCCGATCTGCGTTCGTTGACGAAGCAAACGACCGTGGCCGGCAACATCCGCTTCACGGCCGAGCGTACGCCCGACGGCCACGCCGACCGCTTCTGGGCGCTTGCGTTGGGCCAGCACGCCGCGTCGTCGCCGGTGGCACCGATCGCGTTCACGCCCGTTCCTTCTGCACCGCGCGGCTTCGGCGACAAACGCGGCGACAGTGATATCGAAATCGGAGAGCGCCGCTCATGGTGAACTTTGTCGACCAGTTCGGCCGACCGCTGCGACGCGAGCAGCTCGCCGAACCGCAGACCAGCAGGCTCGCGCAGTTGCAGCGCGAGTTCGCGCAGCATCCCGCGCGCGGCCTGACGCCGACGCGCTTAGCGCGCATTCTCGAAGACGCCGAGCAAGGCGACGTGATCGCGCAATATGAACTCTTCGAGGACATGGAAGAGCGCGACACGCACATCCTGTCGGAGATGGGGAAGCGGCGTCGCGCGCTGTTGAGTCTCGAATGGAGCATCGAGCCGCCGAAGAACGCGACGGCCGCCGAGAAGGCCGCGACCGACGGGCTGCGCGAGCTGCTGCCGGAAATTCCCGACTTCGAAGACATCCTGTTCGATTGCACGGACGCGATAGGCAAAGGATTCGTCTGCCAGGAAATCGAGTGGGCGCAGCAGGAAAACGTGTGGCTGCCGGCGTCGATCGAGCATCGCCCGCAGAGCTGGTTCCAGCTCTTGCGCGGCTATCGCCAACAGATTCGCCTGCGCGACGGTGCGAGCACCGGCGCCGAGCTGTTCCCGTTCGGCTGGATCACGCACGTCCACCGCGCCAAGAGCGGCTACATCGAGCGCGCCGCGTTGTTCCGGTCGTTGGTGTGGCCGTATCTGTTCAAGTCGTACTCGATCGGCGACCTTGCGGAATTTCTGGAAATCTACGGAATTCCCATGCGGCTCGGCACGTATCCGGCCGACGCGAAGGAAGAAGACAAGGTCACGCTCCTTCGCGCGCTCGCGCGCATCGGACATGACGCCGCTGGCATCATCCCCGAGGGAATGAAGATTGATTTCAAGGACGCCGCCGAGGGTGACCCCGCTGCGTTCGTCGCGATGATCGACTGGTGCGAGCGCAGTCAGTCGAAAGCGATCCTGGGCGGCACGCTCACGAGCCAGGCCGACCGCGGTTCGAACACGAACGCGCTCGGCAACGTGCACAACGACGTGCGCATGGACCTGCGCGACGGCGACGCCAAGCAGATCGCGACGACTCTCACGCGGGATTTGTTGTATCCGATCGCGGCGTTGAACTTCCCGGCGATCCGCGGCGTACGCCGCTGCCCGCGCTTCGTCTTCAACACGCGTTCCGCGGCCGACCTGAAGCTCTACGCCGAGTCGCTGCCGCCGCTGGTCAAGGCGGGCGCACAGATTCCGGTGTCGTGGGTGCACGAGCAGTTGCGCATCCCGAAGCCCGTCGAGGGCGAGCCGGTGCTTCAGGTGCAGGACGAACCCGCGGCGAAACCCGCGGCGCCTCCGGCGAAGACGGCTGCGCGACGTGCGCTGCCGGCACCGGCCGAGCGCGATCCGACGCCGATCACCGCGCAGGCCGGCGCGCTCGCCGACCAGGCGGCGCCGGCCTGGACCGCCGTACTCGACCACGTACGCGACCTGGTCGAGTCGGCGCCAGACTTGCCGACGCTGCGCGAGGCGTTGCTGACGAGCTACGCGAACCTACCGATCGCCACGCTCGGCCAGGTGATGACGATGGCGATGACGGCCGCCGAGCTGGCCGGCCGATTCGACGTCACGCAAGAATCCGATGGCTGATCCGAGCGCGCTCGATCCGGCTATCAGCGGCGTTCTGCGGCGGCCCTTCGCCGACCAGGTCGCGTTCTTCCGCGGCAAGCTCGGCAACCTCGTGCCGACAGCGCGCTGGACGGACATGCAGCGCGACGCGCACGACCGTGGCTTCATGGTCGCCGGTGCGCAGAGCGCCGATCTGTTGTCGGGGCTGGCCGCGGCCGTCGATCGGGCGATCACGCAAGGCACGAGCATCGACGCCTTCCGCAAGGACTTCGCCGCGCTGGTCGCGCGTTCGGGTTGGAGCTACCGCGGCGATTTCAACTGGCGCACGCGGACGATCTACACGACGAACATCGCGACGAGCTACAACGCCGGGCGCCTGGCACAGTTGCTCGACGGCGATTTTCCGCTGTGGCGGTACGTGCACGCCGACAGCGTGCTGCATCCGCGTCCGTTGCATGTGAGCTGGAATGGCGTCACGTTGCCGCCGCATCACGTCTGGTGGCTCACGCACTACACGCCGAATGGGTGGGGCTGCCATTGCCGCGTGGTTGGCGTGCGCAGTTACGACGCGTCGGCACGCTACGGCACCGTCAAGCGCGACGCCCCGAACGACGGCATCGATCCGAAGACCGGCGCGCCGGCCGGCATCGACGCCGGTTGGGACTACGCGCCCGGCAACACCGTCAGCGACACGGTCCGCGCCGTCGCGGCGAAGACGCAGCAGTGGGAATACACGCTCGCGAAGGCGTACATGCAGGGCGTGCCGCCTGGCGTCCGCGATGAGCTGGCGATGGCGTACCGCGCGCTGCCTTCGGTTGCCGACGATACGCGCCGCTATGCGCAGCGTGCCCTGGACGACACCGCCGCGACGACGCTCGCCCCGTATCACACGCTGGGCCTCGCGACCGCCGACCAGGTGGCGACGGTACAGCGATTGCTCGGACGCAACGTCGACGGCTACGACTTCGCGCTCGACCCGAACGCGCCGCGCCATATCCAGCGCGTGCACGGCGACGAGGCCGTCGAGGCGCCACGTGGCCAGCGCGCCGTCACGACGGCCGACTACGCGCGGTTGCCGGCGACGATCAACAACCCCGACCGAATCTGGTCAGACGGTGACGAACTGCTGATTGAGAAAGCGTTCGGGACCGAAACGCTGGTGGCCGTCTTCGGGGTGCTCACGAAGCGGCGAATGCTCAATCTCAAATCCTTGCGGATCTATCGCAAGGCGCCCCCGCGCTCAACGTCCTAGGCGTTCAGGGTATGAGCCCGCGCCACGATGGCCCCTTGCTCGATCAGGTTACCACATGATCACCGTCACCCTCGAAGACACCGCGTTCCAGGCCGCGATGGCGCATCTCAAACGTGCGGGCGCGACGCCGCGGCCGTTGCTGCAGGAGATCGGCGAACACCTTGTCGAGACCACCAAGCAGCGGTTCGAGACCTCGCGATCGCCGGACGGCAACCTGTGGGACGCGAACCGTCCGAGCACGCTCGATCGCTACCTCGCGCGCTACAAGGGCGCGTTCAAGAAAGACGGTAGCCTGTCGAAGGCGGGCAAGGCGCGCGCCGGCAACAAGAAGCCCCTGATCGGCGAGACGCGCGCGCTATCGACCACCATCCACTATCTCGTCGGTGCCTCCGCGCTCGAAGTCGGTAGTTCAAGGATTCAGGCCGGCGTGCAGCAATTCGGCGCCGCCGCCCGTAGCTTCAGCGGCGGCCGTTCGCCCTGGGGCGACATTCCCGCGCGCCCCTTCCTCGGCCTCTCCGTCGCCGACCGCGCCGCGATACTGGAAATGGCCCGCGACTATCTCGGCGACGCCGTCGACGGGTCGGCCGCCTGAGCGCGCCTGTGGCGCGTTCTGATGCTCGGCTCGCTGCGACGGGGCGTCCGCGAGGGCGATCCGCGGCGTTAAACGGGTTTCGAAGGCCGTTAAACGCCTTCACGGTCGGGGCCGCCGCCGTGGTCGACGGCATCCGGTGCGTGATAGGCTGATTTCCATGCCCGCGGGTGCACGGCGACGCCGGCCTCGCCGCCGGCATTTCTCACGCCTCGTTTCCCGCCGCCGACCGTTCCGGTTCGCGCCGTAGTCAGCGAAACGCTTCGTTCCCGACGACCTTCCTGCGCCGCGCACTCTGCGCAACGCATGAAGCGCATCACTCCTCCCTGTGTCACTTCCCCGGCCCGTGCAATGCGGGCCGGGATTCTGTTCGCCGCGTGCTCGGCCACGGCGCAGTCACGCGCGCAGCTCGGCTTCGCGGTTGCGGTCTGCGCGTTCGAACTCGCCACGGAGGCTGTCGACGCGGCGGGCCTGCCGATGATCCAGCTCATGCCGGCGGGCGAGTTCGTCGCCCGCGACGGTCGCCCGGCGACCGTGTCGAAAGGCCGCGTGCTGCGCTGGCGTCTGGACGATGCCGCAGCCGCCACGGTCGTGGCACGCGTCAACGGCCGTGCCACGCCGGTGCCGATCGACTACGAACACCAGATGCTCAACGCGCTGGAGAACGGTCAGCCGGCGCCGGCCTCCGGCTACATCCGCCGCGTGGAGTGGCGTCCCGGCATCGGCCTGTTCGGCGCCGTCGAATGGACGCCGCGTGCCGCGGCAATGATCGAAGCCAAAGAGTACCGGTACTTCTCGCCGGTGTTTTCGTGGGACGCCGAGACCGGCGACGTGCTCGACCTGCATCAGGGCGCGCTCACGAACGATCCCGCGCTCGACGGCCTGCCTGCTGTTACCGCTCGCGCCGCCGCGCGATACCAACCTTCATTGACGGAGACCAACACGATGAATCCGCTCCTCGTGGCCGTACTGGCCGCCCTCGGCCTGGCCGACACCACCACGGAGGCGCAGGCCATCGCCGCGCTCTCCGCCATCAAGAACAAGCCCGATCCGCTCGCGGCGCTGCGCCAGTCGCTGGGTCTCGCCGACAACGCTGACGCGACCGTGATCGCGACCGCGTGCAGTGCGCTCAAGGCCAAGGCCGACAAGGCGACGCCGGACCCGGCGTTGTTCGCACCGATCGCGGTCGTCGAGGAACTCAAGACCGCGATCGCCGCGCTGACGACGCGCGTGGCCAACGACGACGTCACGCAGCTCGTCGACGCCGGCCTGAAAGACGGTCGGCTGTTGCCGGCCCAGAAGGAATGGGCGCAGGCGCTCGGCAAGAGCGATGTCGCCGCGCTGCGCAGCTACCTCGACAAGACGCCGCCGATCGCCGCGCTGCGCGGCACGCAGACCGAAGGCGTCATGCCGGACGGTTCGCCGAACGAACACAGGCTGACCGACGCCGAGCTGGCTGTCTGCCGGGCGCTCGAAATCGCCCCCGCCGAGTACGCCAAGCAGCGCACGGCCTGACGCTGCGCTGATCCCGCCTTCACCGAGAGACCCCTATGCCTCTTTCCGCTGACCGCAACACCAAGACCCGCAACGGCAAGGACTTCGGCTATCCGGCGGGTGCCGGCAAGAAGTTCTATGCCGGCGGCATCGTCGTGCTCAACGGCGCCGTCGCCGAGCCGGGTTCGACGGCACTCAACCTGCGCACCGTCGGCGTCGCACGCGCGCAGATCGACAACACTGGCGGCGCGGCCGGGGCGCAGCAGGTGCCCGTCGCGCGCGGGTGCTTCCAGCTCGCCAACTCCGCCGCAGGCGATGCCATCACGCTCGCCGACGTCGGCAACGACTGCTACGTGGTCGACGACCAGACCGTTGCCAAGACCAACGGCACCAACACCCGTTCCGTCGCCGGCAAGGTGCGCGACGTCGACAGCGCGGGCGTCTGGGTCGAGTTCTGACCCCGACTGCGCGCATTCAAAAGGCAATTATCCATGCTTATCAATCGCACCAATTTGAACGCGGTCTTCACCGGCTTCAAGGCGACCTTCAACGAAGGTTTCGGGACCGCGCCGCCGCTCTGGCAAGAGATCGCCATGCTGATGCCGTCGTCGACGAGCCAGGAGTTGTACGGCTGGCTCGGCACGATCACGCGGTTCCGCGAGTGGATCGGCGATCGCGTCATCCAGAATCTCAAGACGCACGACTTCACGATCAAGAATCGGTCGTTCGAGAACACCATCGGTGTCGACCGCGATACCATCCAGGACGATACCTACGGCTGCTACTCGCCGATGTTCAAGCAGCTCGGCCAGGACTCGCGGACGCATCCGGACGAACTCGTCTATGGCCTCTTCAAGAACGGCTTCTCGCAGCTTTGCTACGACGGCCAGTATTTCTTCGATACCGACCATCCCGTGGTCGATGCGGCTGGCGTGACGCAGTCCGTGTCGAACTTCGGCGGCGGTTCCGGTACGCCGTGGTTCGTGCTCGATACGAGCCGGTTCGTCAAGCCGATGATTTTCCAGAAGCGCCAGGACTACAAGCTGGTCGCGATGGACGGCGAGACCGACGAATCCGTGTTCTCGCGCAAGGAATTCCGGTATGGCGTCGACGCGCGCGTCAACGCGGGTTTCGGTCTTTGGCAGCTCGCCTACGCGAGCCGCCAGACGCTCGACAAGGACAACCTCAAGGCCGCGATCGCCGCGCTCGAAAGCGTGACCGGCGACAACGGCAAGCCGCTCGGCGTCACCGCGACCCGTCTCGTCGTGCCGCCCTCGCTCAAGTTCGTCGCGAAGGAACTCGTCGAGGCCGTCACGTCGGCGAACGGTGCGACGAACGTACTCGCCGGTGAGCTGAAGGCTCTGTCGACCGCATACCTCAACTGATACCTCGCCGCGACGGCGCCCGACGGGCGCGAAAGCAATCCGGGCGGTCGAGCGCGACCGCCCGGTGTGTCGCGACACGCGCTTACAACGGAGAGTGCAATGAACCAAATCATCGTCAAGTCCATGCGGCCGACGTTCCGCCGCGCCGGCATCGAGTTCACGCCCCAGGGCGTCGTGCTGGATCGGGACTCGATCACCGAAGAGCAGGCCATCGCAATCGCGAACGAGCCGATGCTCGTCGCCGCACCGTACGCGCCGCCCGAAGTCGTGGCCGAGGCACTGGCGGGCAAGAAGGACACGAGCGCCGACGCGAAGAAAGGCGCGAAGTAAGCCATGCCGTACGTCACGCCCGCACAGCTTGCCGAATCGCCTGGTGCGCAAGAGCTGGCGCAGTCGGCCAGCACAATGCACCAGGCGATCGTCGACAGCGAGCTGATGGACCTGACGTTGCGCGCACTGCCGCGTGACGGCTACACCTCGACGCAGATCGAGCAGGCGGACGAAGCGCTCGCGCGCATCGTCGCTGTCGTTGCCGAATGCGGCGCGGTGATCGATGCACACATCGCGCGCCGCGTCGCGCTGCCGCTCCTGTCGGTGCCGCCGGTGTTGACGTCGATCGCTCGCGCGCTCGTTCGCTACCAGCTCCAGCCGAATCGCGTCGGCGACAACACCGATCCCATCATTCGCGGTTACGCCGAAATGATGAAGCTGCTGCGGGACGTGCGCGACGGCACGGTGACGCTCGGCATCGACGATCCTGCGTCGGCCAGCGCGCCGCTGCTCGATGTGCGCATCGAGTCCGGCAGCAAAGTCTTCGGACGCGACAGCCTACGGAATTTCCGATGACCGGCCCGTTCGACATCGCGCCCGTTGTTGCGCGGCTGAAGGCCGGCGCGACGAGCCTTCGCCGCGTGGCCGGCGCCGCCGAGCGTGCCGCGGCCGAGAAGGATGCCGGCGCGCCGACGCCCGCCGCCTACGTCGTGCTCGCGCGAGAAACGCCGAAGCCACACAGCGGCGGCGCGGGCGCCTTCCGGCAGCCGGTCATCGCAACGTTCATCGTCGTTCTCGCCGTGCGCAACGTGCGCCTGGGCGAACTCGGCGTGCAGGGCAACAGCGAGCTGAAGACAGCGATCGAGGAAGTGCGCGGCGCGCTTCTCGGTTGGCAGCCGACACCGGAGTCCACCGCCTGCGAACTCGCCGGAGCGGAGCTGAGCGACTACGACGCCGGTGTCATCTGGTGGGTCGAGGCGTTCTCGACCACCTACTGGGTTACGCGATAGGAGCAACCGATGAAATCACCGAAATCTTTCGTGCTGCCCGCAGCCGGCGGCAGCTACACCATCGACGCCGACGGCAACCTCGTGCAGGTCGCAGCGTCCACGAAGCCGAGTCCCGGCAAGACGGCGCTCGCCGAGGCCGCGGCGAAGGCCGAGAAGGACGCGGCGAAGGGTACCTCGCCGCGCGCCGGCAAGAGCGACAAGTAGGAGCAACGACGTGGCACAGCCGATCAAACTCTTCGAAAACCGCGCCTTGACGATGAAGGTGGAAGACGTCTACGGCGTCGACGAGGCGCCCACCGCCGAAGACAACGCGATGCTGACAATGGAAGGCTCGGTCAGCATCAACGCGACGAAGCTCACTCGCAAGCTCGACAAGCCGCACCTGGGTGCCGACCCGTTCGTGCTGGTCGGCAAGGAGGCCACCGCGGAGTTCGACTTCGATCTTCTCGGCAACACGGCCGTCGGCACTTCCGCACCGTGCGCGCCGATTCTGAAGTCGTGCGGATACGCCGAAGTGCTCGTCGCTACCACGAGCGCCACGTACAACCCGATTTCCTCGGCGTATGCGTCGGCGACGATCTACTTCTACCATTCGGGACTTTTGTTCAAGATCACTGGTGCGCGCGGTTCGATCGACATCGACTTCTCGATCAAGTCGTGGGGCAAGGCGCACGCGAAGTACACCGGCATCATCCAGCTTGCGGCGCCGACCGAAGCGACGCCGGGCGAACTCACGTACATCGGGTTCCGCACGCCGCCGGCGATCGAGAAAGAAACGTTCCTGGTGAACTGCATGGCGGTTGCGCTCAACGCGACCGCCTTCAAGCTTTCCCAGGGCGGCGACGTCGCGATGTATGAGGGCAGCGAGGCGCGCGAGGCCACCTACAAGGCCCGCGAGTCGACCGGCAGCTTCACGATCTTCGCGGACGCGCTCGGCGTGTTCAATCCGTGGGCGCTCGCCAACGGGCACTCGCAGGTGCCGCTCTTCGCGGAAGTCGGCACGGTCGCCGGCAGCATCACGCGCGTGACGTGCGGACAGGTCCAGTTCGAGTTCTCGAAGATCACGAATCTCGATGGCGCCTCGGGCTGGGAAATCCCGTTCACGGCGCCTCCCACGTCCGCCGGCAACGACGAATACTCGATCAGATTCACCTGACCGACTGCTGCGGCGTCCGGGGCGTTTTTCCGCTGCCTGCCCTGTCCCGGACGCCGCACTTCTTGAGTTGGGGCAAGCAGCACAGGACAGGCACATGGGTATCAAGGTCAGGAAGGAGCGCACCTTCAAGCGCACGGTGAAGACGAGACTGCAATCGCCCGACGTCATCGACGCCTTCGAGGACGTCTCGTTCGTCGGCGTCTATCGCGCGCTCTCGCGTACGAAGATCGAAGCGCTGAACGAAAAGGACGACTCCATCACCGAGTCCGCGCGCGTCACGAAGTTCGTTCGGGAAATCATGGTGGGCGCCGAAGGTTTCGTCGACGAGGACGATGCGCCGATCGGTTCGGTGGACGCGCTCGCCGTGATCCTCGACGACATCACGCTCTGCCAGAGCGCGATCAATACGTTCAACGAGTCGTACTACCCGGCGAAGGAAAAAAACTAGCCGAGCTGGCGCGGGCGCTCGTCAGCCCGCGTCCGCCACCGATAGACCCGCAAGCCAAGGTCGCCGAACTCCGCGGCCTTGGCTTTTCCGACGAGCAGATCGCCAAGTACATGACGTCTTTGGCGGAGCGTGAAGTGCAGTCCGACGTCGTCGAACTGTGGGAATGCCACGAGGCCGCGTTCAATGTCTTCCGTCGCTGCGAATGGAACGTCGCGATGGGGATGCGGCTCGTGTGGATCGGCATCAACGCCGTCGAAATCGAGAAGGTCGCGAGCGCTACGGGCGTTCCCTACAACGACGAGCTGATCGACGACGTGAAGGCAATGGCCGCGGTCGCGGCCTCAGTACGCAACGCGAAGAACCAATGACGTTATCGAACGCGCTGATACACCGAAATCCGACTGCTGCTGCCAGCGATTTCTTCGACGGTCAGCACGTTGGGCTCAACGGCGATCACCCTCCACGTCTGCTCGATATCTTTCGCGTTCACGTAGTGAAAGGTCTTTCCGTCGAGCCACCAGCGTTTGATTGGTGCAGAACGAGACTCTGCACCGGTCGCGAAGCGGCCAGTGCGCGCCGCAAAATCCATCGCGAAGTGCCCGGTTCCATCCTTGAGCAGGATCATTGTCACGACGTCGTCGCCCTCTTTTGTACGCCAGGTTCCGACGAATTCATTGCCACGCGAGCACGCGGTGAGCAAGGCGAGCAACAACACCAGCAGCGTGCGCGTAGCCATGTGATTTGCGGTCGCCTCGGTCAGGTCGCGGGAGCCTAGCGATGGACGATCTGACCGTCAAACTCGTATTCACGGCCGACGGTCGTGCCGTCATCCAGCGTGCCGGCGAGGTCGGGCAATCGGTTCGCGCGCTCGGTCCGACCGCGCAGCAGGCCGGCCAGCAAATCGCGGCGGGCATGGACCCCGCTGCGCGCGGTATCGCCTCGGTGCGACGTGAGGCAATCGATACCAGCGCAACCCTGTCGAAGCTGGTCGGCGTCGTCGCGGGCGGCGCCGTGTTCAAGGGGTTGATCGGCGGCGTCGTCGACGCGAACAACGCGATGAAGGGATTCAACGCGGGCCTCAAGGCAGCCTTCAATTCGCAGACGCTCGCGACCGAGGCCATGAGCTTCACGCGCGCGGAAGCTGACCGCCTTGGCCTCGGCCTGCGCACAACGTCGGAACAGTATACGGCGCTGTCAGCGGCTGCCCGCGGAACGGCACTCGAAGGCGAGCAGTCGCGGCGGATTCTTTCGTCGGTGTCCGAGGCGGCGCGCGTGCTGAACCTGTCGTCCGAAAAGACGGCCGGCGCACTCGGCGCGCTGGAACAGATGATCAGCAAAGGCAACGTCCAGGCCGAAGAGCTTCGCGGCCAGCTCGGTGAACGTCTGCCCGGCGCGTTCAGCCTTGCCGCCAAGGCGATGGGCGTCACGACGCAGCAGCTCAACAAGATGCTCGACGACGGCAAGGTGCTGGCCGCTGACCTCTTGCCGAAGCTCGCGACCGAACTGCACAAACTGTACGGCGCGCAAGCCGCCGAGTCCTCGCGTTCGTCGGCTGCGGAGTTCGAGCGGCTCAAAAACGCCGTGTTCGAACTCCAGGCCGCCGTCGGCGATGCCGGCGTGATGGACGTTCTGACGGCCGGCGCACGCGCACTGACGGCGACCCTCAATGCGCTCGTCCAGTCCGGCGCGCTCCCGGCCTTGGTCGGTGGTCTTTCCACGCTCGTTCTGGTCGTCGGAACGAACTATGTCGCCGGTCTCGCAAAGGCGGCCGTGGCGACCCACGCTGCGAACAGCGCGATGGCGGAAATGGCCCTCGGTGAGCTTCGCCTGGCGCAGGCTGCCGAAACCGCTGCGGCCGCCGAGCTTGCGAAGGCGCGCGCCCTCGAAGCGGGTGGCGTCGCCGCGGGCCGCGTTGCCACCGCGCAGGCCGCACTCGCCGCTGCGCATGCTCGCACGGCCGCCGCGCTCGAAGTGTCGACGGCTGCCGCGGCGGCGAATACCGGCATGCTCGCCCGCTTCGGCAGCGGCGCTCTCGCGTTGGTCGGTGGTCCGATCGGTGCGCTAATCATTGCGCTCGGCGCGTTGTCGGCGGCGATCTACTCGGCGGTCAAGGCCGAGAACGAGCGGACGAAGGTCTTCGCCGAAGGCGTCAGGAACCTACAGCAGGCCACGCAGGCGACGCGCGAGCTGATAGCGGCGCGACAGCAGCTTGCCGGTCAGCCGCAAGCCCTCGGCGACGTAGTGCGTCAGGAAGCGACGAACGTCGAGCTGCTTACCGCGAAGACTCGCGAACTCGAAGAAGCGCAGATCAGACTGCGCGATCTGAGCGCAGTGAATACGAGCCTGATCGCTCGTCGAGGAATCGAACTACCGGAGTTCGCACGCGCGAAGGCCGAGGTTGCGCAGCTCACGACCGAAATCGGCCGGCTGCGCAACGCGACCGACGATCTCACTGCGGCGATGCGCGCGCGCCTGCTCGCGTTTCTCGCGACCGATCTGCCGGCGGCGGCGCGTGACGCGGCAGCGGCCGTCCGCAGCGTGTACGCGGCTTTCAGCGGCGGTGATGCCGCGGGTGGTCTGGTCGCTGCGATGCGCGGCGTCGACCAGGTGCTGGCAGGTGTGCGCGCGCGGTTCCTCGACGCGGACAAGGCCGGCGTCGCCGCGTTCCAGGCGATGCAGGACGGTGCGAAAAAAGCACAGGCCGAACTCGACAAGGTCGGCAAGTCCGAAGCCGACCTGACGCGTGCCACCGTGCAGGCCGGCATCGCCGCGATGGAGCGCGCGAAAATGTCGGCCGAGGAAATCGCCGCGGCGCGCAAGGTCGGCGAGCAGTGGATCAAGACCGCAGCGGGCCTCGATGCCGCGAAGAACGCGACGAAGCTCAAGACGCAGGCCACGAAGGAATTGCGTGCCGAGCTGTCGGACCTACACGAGCTGGAACGCCAGCGCGACGCGGAGCTGATGCGCGAGGCCGACATCAGCGCGCGTGCGCGCCGCACGATGCTCGACATGATCGCCGACTTGCAGTTCGAGGCGACGCTGATCGGCAAGACCAGCGAAGAACGTGAGCGCGCGATCCTGCTGCGCCAGGCCGAGAACGCGCTAAAGGATCGCGGCTCCGAATTGTCCGAAGAGGAAGCAAAGAGCTACCTCGCCGAAATCGCTCGCCTGCAGGACAGCAACACCGCGCACCAGCGCTACGCCGACCAGGTCGCGGATGCGGCCCGGCGCGTGCGTGGCTACTACGAGAGCATGGCCGACTCGCTCGCCAACGCGATGACGCGCGGCGGCAACCTGCTGCAGAACCTCGGCCGCGCGCTCGTCGATACGCTCCGGCAGATCGTCAACGACATGATCGCCCAGTGGTTGCGCACGCGCATCATCGGCATGTTCATGGGCGGCGGCGGTGGCGGATGGGGTGCGCTCGCGAGCATGGGAATGTCGGCGCTGTCGGGCGGTGGCGGCAACAGCGGCGGTTCGTTCGTCAATGCCGGCGTGAACATCGCGACGGGCGGCAGCGGCAATGGCTTCGACCTCTCGTCGCCGTCGTCGTGGATGAGCGCGGGCCGGTCGCTGTGGAACGGCTTCATGAACGGGTTCACGCCCAGCGCGACCGCTACAAGTTCCATTTTCGGTTCGTATAGTGGCGCGTTCGGCGGCATCCAGTACGGCCCGAGCGTCGGCAGTCCTTTGGGCCTGGTCCCGAACTATGGAGCCGGCGCACCAGGCGTCGGTGTCGGCGTGTCGCCCGGCTCGTACACCTACACGCCGTCGCCGCTCGGCTACGGTGTCGCGATCGCCGGTGGTGCGATCGCCGGCTACAACCGCTATCAGAACAGCGGCGGCGGCGCCGCGGGCGTCGCGGGCGGCTTGGCCTACGGCGTCGGCACGACGTATGCGACGCTCGGCGTCAGCGCTGCGCTTTCCGGCGGCCTGGCTGCCGGCCTGGCCGCGATTCCCGTCGTCGGTTGGATCGCGCTCGCGGCGATGCTGATCGACAAGTTCGCGGGCGGCAAGCTGTTCGGCACGGCCTTCAAGCCCGAACAGTCCACGCAGTCGATGAGCATCGGCCCGGAGGGCGCGAGCGCGGGCCTGTCGTTGAGCGAAGTACGTCAGCGCTCGCTGTTCCGTGGGCGCCAGTGGCGTTTGACGCAGCTCGACGTGCCGCCCGAGCTGCAGAAAGCCGCCGAGGATTTCTACAAGCAGATATCGAAGATCATGACGGACGGCGCGCGCCAGCTCGCGATCGACGTGCCGCCTATGATCGACGCGACGTTGCGCACCGTCGAGGAATACGACAAGAACGGCAAGGTGAAGGCGACGAAGTATTTCGTCGACACGCTCGGGCGCACCTGGGAAGAAGCGAGCGCGGAACTCGCCGCCACGCGTGTATCGGCCGAGGCCATCGTCGCGACTGTCGCGGCGAGCGAAGCGGGCCGCGCTGCCAGCGCGATCGCGGAGCAATGGCGAGGCTCCGCGGAGGAACTTCTGGCCGGCGCGCAATTCTTGCTGGCCGCGTCGGTCGACATGGAAAAGGGGCGCGCGCTGCTCGGCGAAGATGCGACGCTCGAAGCGACCGTCGCGCTGACGCAAGAGCTGTCGTTCTCGAACGAATCGCTGATCGAGACCTACGCGCGCCTGCGCGCTGAAACGCAGGTCTTTAAGGACGCCCTGCGTTCGATCGGCGTGACGCTCAACCTCAGCGGCGAGGAAATGGTCCGATTCGCCGACGAAATCGCTCAGGCATTCGGCGGCGTCGAGCAGGCGCAGTCGGAATGGCAGCAGTTCATCAGCAATTTCGGCGCCGATGGTTTTGGACTGACCGAACAACTGGCGACGCTTCAGGAAGAGGCGTTGGACCAACTGTCGGCGATCGGTTTCGATTCGCTGTTGTCTCTCGACGATTTTGAAGAGAAGTTCAAGGCGGCTTTGCCGACGCTGTCGGCCGACGAAATCGTGCAGTGGATTCGCGCGGGCAATGCGCTCGCGGACGCGACGCGCGCGCAGGAGTCGTACACGAACGCGCTCGAAGCCTACCAGCAGTTTTCCGACGACCTGGCGCAGTCGTTGAACGTGTATCAGGACCGCGGCCAGTTCGGCGAGCAGATGCGGCAGATCGATTCGTGGCGCACCGACGCGATCGCCCAGGCCAACCAGCTCGCCCGCGCCGCCGGCCTTGCTGCCGCGAGTGAGCGCGACCTCGCGAACATCGAACTGCGCGCCGCGCAGTTGCGCGCGCAGGCGTATCGCCAGCTCGAAGTCTCGACGCAGGATCTGATCGCGCGCCTGTACGGCGGCCCGGCCGGATCGCTCGATGCGCTCAACGCGCAGATCGCTGCGATGGAAGCTGCGCAGCAAGGCGCGATGCAGGGCGTGCAGGACGTCGCCGACGCGAGCAACCAGCGCTACGAAGACGAACTCGCCGCGATCGAGCGCATTCGCGGCTTCCTGAATTCGCTACTGCTCAACACGCAACTGACGACGCTCACGCCCGAGCAGCAGCTCGCGGAGGCGCGCCGCCAGTACGAGGCTGTCCTGGCGCGCGCGCGCGGCGGCGACGTCGACGCGCTGGCGCAGTTGCCGGACCTCGCGCAGGCGTTGCTCGAACGTGGGCGCGGCTTATATTCGTCCGGCGACGAGTACGACTCGCTCTTCGCGAGCGTGACGCAGGCGTTGTCGGCGCTCGGCGTGCGGTCTGTGCCATCGGCCGGCAGCGGAACCGGCGGCGGTGGCGTCGTCGCCATCACCGCGAGTCCGCAACTGCAAGCCCTCTACGAGCGCCGCGACGAACTGCTCGCCGAGCAGGAACGCCAGACACGGCTTGCAATGGCACAGCAGCTCGCCATCCAGTTGCAGCAGATGGCCGCGGATTCGGGCCGTCCCGTGATCGAGCTGGCGCGCTCGCTCGGCGTGAAGATCGACGAGTTCATCTCAGACCTCGGTATCAACCTGGAAGACCTGACGGTTGCAACGACGGGGCAACTGGCAGACCTCGCGGCAACGCTCGGCATCAGCCTCGTGGACCTCGCGAACGAGGTCGGATTCTCGCTCGGCGATCTGGCCGACCAGAACAGCCTGATCAACGATCTTCTCGAACAGCGCATTCAGTCGTTGCCAGCCGCGGAGCGCGCGCTGCTCGAACCGCTCTTTCGCGCCGTCGAGGAAGCCACAAACGAGGCCGATGCGAACGCGGCGATCAACGCACTGCGCGACCGCGCGAACGGCTTGCCGGCGGGCATTCGCGATCTGCTCGCGCCGATCCTCGGCTTGCCGGCGTCGACGACGACCGCAATCAGCGGCACGGCAACGGCAACGAACGCGATCGCGGAGAGCACGTCGAAATCGGCAGAGGCGTCGTACTGGAACGGCATGTCGATCGGCTTCCAAAACGACGTCACCAACGCGTCGCTCGTCCAAGTGCACAGCCGCCTCGCCGAGATTCGGGACGCGATCAACGCCGGCCCGAATGCTGCCGGCTCCGCCGCGAACTCGTACGGCGACGCGATGGAGTTCGTCAACGAAGTCGCCGCCCTGTATTCGCCGAGCGACGCCGAATCGCAGTCGGACGGCGAAGCGTTGCGCGCGATCACCGAGGAACTGGTAGCGGTGCGCAAGGAGCTCGCCGCGCTGCGCGCCGAGCGCGTACGAGGCGATGACAAGATCGCGGACAGTTTGGAAGCCGTGGCCGACGCCACGACCGAGGCCGCAGCGACGGCCGCGCGTGAGCAGCGGCGCTTGGTCGAACGAATGGGAACTCGTGCATGAGTAGAGAACGTATTGCCGCGATCGAGGTCGGCGACGACGTCGTTTTCAACGCGAGCTGGTTGCAGACCGGCGCGACGATCACGAACAACGGCCGGACGGTGCGGCGCACCGGCGGCACCGCGACGCAGCTTGGCATCACGCGCGTGATCCGGCCGCGCGACGGTGGCCGGCTGTTTCTTCGCTTCCGGCTCGACTTCGTGCCGGCGAACGGCCTGCTCGTCGGCGTCGCCGCGCCGTCGCTGTTGCCGAACGTCGGTTTGAATATCGGCTCGGATGCTCAAGGGTGGAGCTACGCCACGGACGGCGTGATCTGGAACGGCGGTGTGCCGACGTCGACGGGTGTCGCCGCCGTGGCTGGCGACGTGATCGACTTGGCCGTCGACATCGGTGCGGGAAAGCTCTGGTTCGGGAAGAACGGCACCTGGATCGGCGGCGGAAATCCCGCTGCCGGCACGGGCGCGCAGTTCACGAACGTTCCCGGCACGATCTACGTCGCCGTGTCCTGCTACGGCATCACCAGCGGCGCTACGCTGCTCGTCGACGACGTCGACATCCGGTCGTTCGTTCCGGCCGGCTTTACGCCGTGCGGTCTACTCGCGCGCATCGCTACGAAAGGCTTCGCGACGTCGCCGAACGACACGCCGGCCAACACCTACTATGACGGCCGCGTCGCGCCGGACGGCGACCCGGTGTACCGCCGCGCCATCAGTTGCGTTTTGTGGGATCGTGGCGCACGTACCGGCTCCCCGCTCGGCGATATCGAGCTGATCAACATCGACGGTGCGCTCGATCACTGGCTCGGCTACGAAGTGCGCGGCATGCTCGTGCAGGTTCGCCTCGGTTACGAGGCGCAGGCCAAGGCGACATTCACGGACGTCGCGTCCGGCGCCATCGATCGCGCCGAGGTCGTCAGCGAAGAGCGCATGCGCCTGGTGCTCGCCGATCCCGGCATGCGCATCGACAAACCCGCGCAAGCGACGATGTACGCCGCGACGATTCCGAACACTGCGCTCGTCAATCAGCCGCAGCCGATGACACTCGGCCTGGTGCAATGGATTCCGCTGCCGCAGTCCGATCCGGCCAACCTGCAGTATCCGTTCCACGACGGCCCGAATGGCGGTGCGAAAGAGCTGCGCGACCAGGGTGTCGTGATTACGCCGAGCATCGGCTGGAGCTTCGGCACGCGCACCGACAGCGTCGGCGTCGCGCGGCTGGTCAATCCGGCCGGCCGCAACGCGGCGATCGCGCGTGGCGCCGTGACGCTATCGTCGCTGTTGCACAGCTTCGATTTCACGCAAGCGGGCAACTGGGCCAGCGACAACCCGATCGGATGGGTGCTCGGGTTCGCCGAAAACGCCACGAACAAGATCACCTTCAACGGCGGCGCGCAGTTCCTCTGCGACGGCAGTGGGTCGATCGTGGTGATGGAGCGCGGCACAGGCGCCTATGGCACGAACAACACGCTGGTGAACGGCGGTCTGTACTGGTGCGAAATCGTCGCGACCGTGACGGCCGGCCAGCTCGAAGTATTGAACGGCGGCTTGGCCGCCACAGACCTCGGTGTCGTCAAACCGGCCATTCAGAAGGCTACGGGCACGATGCGCTTCGGCGTGCTTTGCACGGCCAACGCGCCGTTGCGCCTGGCCGTCAACCTCGCGGCCGGCGTGAACGTCACTGTGCACAGCTTGAAGCTTTGGAGCGCCGTGCTGATCGAGCGGCTTCCCGACTGGCTGAATCACTTGTGCGTCACGCGCGGCGGTCTCATCGCGGCCGATCTCGACACGACGTCGATTAACGCGCTTAGCGCGGCGGCGCCGTACGCGCTCGGTTTCTTCGCCGACCAGGCCGTGAAGCTTCCGGACCTGATCAAGCAGACGATGGACTCGTTCTGCGGCTGGTCGTGGTGGACACGGACGAACAAGCTGCGCGTCGGTCGGCTGTCGGACCCGGCGGTCGGCGTGCCCGTCGCCACATTCACGGACGTCGAGCTGGTGGGAGCCATCGGTGTCGAGCTGGATCGCGCGCCTGGCCTTTCCGACACGGTCGCCGGTCAACGCAACTACGCGCAGCACGGCGACGGTGAAATCGCCGGCAGCGTGCTGACGACGCCCGCGGCCGGGCTGCTGCGCGCGGACTATCTCGCCAAGCGCACCGGCACCGGCGTGCTCGCCGCGACCTATCGATCGGCGAAAGGCGCTGCGCCGATCAAGACGTTGCTGACGTCGGCTGGCGACGTGCAGGCGCTCGCGAACCTCATCACCACACTGTACTCCGTGCCTCGGTACTTCTATACGTTTTCCGCTGCGATGGACGACGTCGGCAGCTACACGATCGAGCCGGGAGACGTGGTGCGTGTGCAGACCGACATCACGAAACGTTTCGGTCTGACTAACGGAAAAAATCTGCTAGTTGTATCGGCCACAAGCCGCTGGACGTCGAACCTCGTTGAATTCGTGGCTTGGGGATAAACATGGCCGGTGCTTACTTCATCTGGAAAGACATTCTGCAGGGCGCGACGGGTTCGTACACGCATGTCGGCGCCGGTAGCAGTTCGGTCGTGTCGACGCTGCCGCAGGCGAACATGCTCGACCGTCGCCTAGCGAAGGTCTGCCGCATGTCCTACGCCGGCCTGAACTCGACGTCGGAAATGCGGCACACGTTCAATCTGGCGGCGCCGCCGCCGGAAGATATCGTCTCTGGTCAGCTCTCGGCCGTCGTCATCTGCGGCTGGCGCATTCTGGAGTATCCCGGCGCTGCGATGCAGTTTCGCGTGCGCGACAGCGTCCTGTCGCCGAGCTTCGATTCGGGCTGGATCACGGACTCATGGCTCGGTGCGACGTCGTCGTTGCTGTCGCTCTACGTGCTGCCGTCCACCACCGCGCCGTCGCAGATCATCGTGTCGTTTCGACCGCATACCGCGGGCGGCGTGCCGGGCACGGGAACGCTCGACATTGGCCGAGCCTTCGCTGGTCGGTCGATCAATATGCCAAAGGGCGTGGACGCGCAGTTCAGCGTGGCAACGACCGACGCTGGGCGCTCGATGCGCTCGCGAGGCCAGCAGATGTACAGCGAACGTCTGCCACGCGTGCGCACGCTGTCGTGCAAGCTGTCGCAAATGACTGCGGCTCAGTGCTTCGGCAGTCCCTTCACCTTCATGCAGATGGCGAAGGACGCCGGCACGTCGGATGACGTGGTGATCGTCCCCCGCAGCAGCGGGGCAGGCGACGTGCAGCAGCTCGCGATCTACGGCCGCCTGACCAAGTCACCGGTTCTGCAGCACGCCGGTGACGGCCTCTACGCAACCGATTTCGACGTGGAGGAAGCGCTCTAAAACACGTGTTAAGCGGGAGCCGCCGCCCGGTGCGTCAACACCGAGCGGCTCCCGGAGCAACGGTTGGGCCGTTGACCAGGTGCTCCCTACCGCGACGTCACGGTGGTTGGGAGTCTAGTTTCGTCCCATCTCAAAACCGGAGACCTATGGTCGCCCCGTTGTTTCCTTGGCCTGGCGGAAAGCGCCGGCTGTCGAAGTACCTCTTGCCGCTCTTTGAAAACGTAGGACATACCTGCTACTGCGAGCCGTTCTCGGGCGCGGCGGCCATGTTGTTCGCTCGGCCGGAGCCGGCCAAGGCCGAGGTCATCAACGACATCAACATGGACCTGATCACTCTGTATCGCGTGGTCGCCAATCACCTCGACGAGTTCGTCAAACAGTACCGGTGGGCGCTCAGCAGCCGCGAGATGTTTCGATGGTGCGAGCTACAGCACGTCGACACGTTGACCGACATCCAGCGGTCTGCGAGGTTCTTCTACCTCCAGACCCATGCGTTCGGCGGAAAGGTTTCGTCGAGGACGTTCGGCACGTCAACCACCAGCGGGCCGCGCTTGAACCTGCTGCGGTTGGAAGAGGCGCTTTCAGCGGTGCATCTGCGGCTCTCGCGCGTCACCATCGAATGCTTGCCGTGGGAAGCGTGCATGCACAAGTACGATCGGCCGCACACGTTGTTCTTTTGCGACCCGCCGTATTTCGAGACGGAAGGCTACGGGGTCGACTTCCCGCTCGACGAGTACCGACGCCTTGCAGCCGTGCTTCGTTCCCTGAAGGGACACGCAATCCTCACGATCAATGATCATCCGGCAATGCGTGAAGTTTTCTCAGGGTTCGGATTTCGGGTCGTACCGATCTCCTACACCATCGGCGGAAGTCAGCGAGGGAAGAATGCCCGGGAGCTGGTAGTTACGTCCTAA